CTCGACGGCCATCGAGATTGCTGCGGCGATAATCTGCCCAAGGAACTTCCACTTTTCTGGCATGGCTGACCACTTCGCCAGCAGGTCTGCACTGATCGTCAAAAACTCTTTCAGCCTGGGAATCACATCCGCGTCGACCATGTCGCCGACTGTTTTCATTGCCTCGGCTAAAACGCCACTAAGGCTTCTGGCCATGTCTGCAATTTGAGGCAAGATTGCCGTGAGTGAGTTGCTGATTTGTTCGAACACCGGGGCGAGACTGACCGCGATATTTGACACGACTGAAGACAGGGATGATTTCATTCTCGCCATTGCGTCATCGGCTTTTGCGATTGACTGCAAGTCCTCCGTGCTGATTCCGATTTTGAGGTTCTTGGCCTCATCCATGAGTGAGCGAATCCCCCTTTCTCCTTCGCCGAGAAGTGGGGCCATTTCCATCGCTGACTTTCCGAATATCGCGACGGATGCAGCGGCTTTTTCCGCTACAGTTGGAAGCTTTGCAATAGCATCGGCAATTGCCAAAAACTGATCTTCAGGCTTTAACCCCGACAGCTTTTCGGAAGTCAACCCGATCTGCTCTAAGTTCTTCGCGGTCTCTTCGCTATTCAACTCTGCCTTACCAAGGCTGATTGTCATTTTATCCAAGCCGCCGAGAAGCCCGTCAACAGAAACTCCGGACTGATCCGCAGCAAAGCCCAGCTGTTGAATGAACTCAGCTGACAGCCCGGTCTGATTTGCTTTGTCGACGACTCCCGCCAAGCTTTCAATGCGCTGTGCGATCCCGTAGATGCTCAGCCCGGTGGCTGCTGCTGCTGCTGCCATTCCAGTAAATACTGCAGTCACTGGATTCAGCCATGTTGTTGCTGACTCAGCAAACCCCTTAACGCCAGCGCTTGCATCTGCAAGCCCCTTCGTTAGCGGGTTGGAGTTTAGCCCCAGCCTTACAACTAAATCCCCAGCGTTTGCCATTAAACCCGCCTCGCTCCGATTGCTTCGAGTGCTGCAATTGCCACACTGCTATCAGCCGGAGCATCTACAGTTTTGATCCACGTCGCGAAATCACTGACCTTCGCTTCTTTGACTCCAGATGCCATTGCAACCACCATCGCTAAACGCATCAGGATTTCATTTGTGCCACTGCTTCCAATTGGCTCGACAAGGTCTTTCGCGCACCACTCATCAAACTGGTCATGGGACATTCCCGACAGCATCCCATCAACGTCAATCGTCTTTGCAACATGCTCAGCCAGCCGAAGTGCCGTCAGCCTTCGGGGGCTTCTTCGGAGTTTTTTGCGAGCGTCTCGATGTCTTGCCCGCTGAACCCTGAGAGCTTGATCGCGACATTCACAAGCCGTTCAACTACATCGCCGCGTCTCTGCCCGAGCTGTGCAATCTGATCGAGAGTAAATAACTGCACGCCGTCGTCGTTCCGGCAGCACTCGACCAGAAGCCTTTCACGGACTTCCTTTTTGTACTGCTCTTTCTTTGCCTTGCTCATGCGCGAAATACGATCATCGAAATCGGTTCGCTCTTTGGGTGTCATCCCCCAGATTGGAATAACCTTTCCTTCACCAAGCTCAGGCACCGGGACATCGATCTTCTGCCGGTCCATTGCAGGTGATGTCAGGAACTCATCTGCTGTTGCGACAACTCTCGTCACTCCTCGTTCTCCTCATCTTCGTCGTCTTCTTCATCTTCGATCGAGCCCTTGCCATTCAAGAGTCTATCCATTGCGTCCTTGGCCGCTGCAATTTCCGAGTCTGTACGATTACACGCGGCTCGGCACTCTTCGTCCTCAGGTGATGCCAATCCGTTGTGAACCAATGACACACAGTTTGCGAGCGGGAATTCATCACGGCAAATCACAGTTCCGGCCGCGATGATCTTCTTTCCGCTTTCTGTGGTTGTGACGTACTTCGGAAAGCACCCCACATCCGCATCGATGTTTCGATTCGTTCTGCACTTCACATCAGCACCTCATCATGTAGGGAGACCAGGGCATCCGCTGTGTTTGAGCGTGACGGATGCCGCCAGCCCTGAGGCCATGTCGCCAGTGATAGAAAAGCCGACCCCAGCCGCCACCATCGTCATCTCAGTGGATGCCGTGTTCGCGAAGATGATCTTCCAGTTTGTTTTGTTCGCCACTCCGGCCGTAGTCAAAGAAGCCGAAGTAACGAGATCATGAATATCCTGATGGCCAGCCAGTGCGGGATCGTGAAGCAACTCAAACGTAGTTGATCCGCCTTCAACGTAGCCAGTCGGGTCGTATTCGATTCCCGCTGTACCATCCAGTGTTCGGGATTCGTACGTTTCTGTTTCCATGCCGTCCACGCCAAATGATTTGATCTGAGCTATTGGCGTGTATGTCGTGCCAGATGCTAGAGAAAGGACAGTTCCCTTGACTTTCAACTTCGCCATTTCTTAGGCTCCTTCAACTGTTGTAGTGGATTGTCAAATCCAGAGTGACGACGAACACGCCAACATCAGAGCCATCTTGCGGTGGCTCATAATCATCTGACTCATCGTTGATCAATACAGATCCGATTGTGTAACTGCCAGCTGTGCCGCTGTAATCGTCTATGTATGTTCTGATTGAATTCCCTAGTGACTCTGCTGTGACAGACGATTTTGCTTTGCAGTCAATATCAAAGTCCAAGAACCTCAACTGGCCGCTAGCGCCGTCAAGCGTTGTGTTTTCTTCGCTGCTCATTTGGGTAATTATGACATAAGGCAGCGTGGCTTTCTGAGGCGCTCGATTCACGTAGACGCGACTCCCACAGATCGCCGTGATCGTGGCTTCGGCTGTTAAAAGTGAAACGAGTCCCGATTTCATTTCTTCCCTGCTTCTCTTTCAATTCCATCCCTGAAGTTTTCTGCCATCGCCGCAATTGAGGCAGCATGTCCCTTTAATGCTCCTCGCGTTACGATCGGGTGCGGCTTCATGCGGCCTGTCTTTCGCACTTTCTTACCTGTAGAAACTCGCCTATTGACTTTGCCGAGTCGGTGTGCCCCGACTCGCTTTGATCCTGTCTCTCTCTCGGCGGTCCCGAGAATGAACCAATGGAAATTTGCGACCCCAATGCCAACGCCTTTTCTTCCGTTGCGGCTACCCTTAGAGGTCTCGCGTTTTTCCCTGGCTTTTTTCTTTATCCCTGCCCCGACTCCAGCCTTCGCGAATGTCGTTCCCGCAAACTTCCCTTTGCCTCTAATGAAACTGAACCCGATCGCCTTTCGCCCCTCCTTCCATGCCGAGGGAACCTCAGACTTGATTGCCTTTGCGAGCATTCTTAGCCCGGCCGAAACTGCCTGTCTTTCAAGTTTGTTTTGAACAGACAGTCGCAACGCTGCAAGCTTCTTTTTCACTAACTCGACGCCGAGCACTTCCGAGGACATCACACCTTTCTCCGTGTTAGAATCTGAATCTCCTCATGGTCCATGTCCACGTCTATCACGGCGAGGATCTCGTAAGTATTCCCTTCGAAAACCAATCTCATGTCTGGCGTGACGCCCTGTAACATCCTGCTCCATCCGGCAGTCCACGCATGATCTACGTCAGCGTTCACTTGTGTGACTTTCCAAAACTCACGGCCACCTTTACTAACTACCGAGCACCACACTGTGCAGTATGATCCCCAGTTCGCATCAGCCGTCTGATCGACCTGGCCATGAGCGTCAGCTGTTTGGCCGACGAGACTCTCGATCGTGACCTTCTTGTTCTTCTCCTTGCACGCCATCACATCACCCTGTGGTATGCAGTCCACTGCAATGAGCTAATCATCCGCTTGTAGTTCGTTTCGCTGCCTTCGCATCCGCTCCACATCATCTTCGCGTACTCAACGATTGCTAGCTTTGCGGCTGGCGGAACACTCGCTGCTGTTGCTCCATAGCCCGCTACGAATGTGATGGCCACTGCGTTCGGCGTGTTGTCTTCCGTGTATTCCCACTGCTCATTTGTTTTGAGTAAGATTCGCGGAGGTGTGCTAATTAAGTCGCTTGAGTACCGAGACGACGCAAATGTCTGGCTGGCTGAATTCTGGTCTGTGTAGACGATACTGGTGATGCTGCTGATTGGAGCAACACGCAACTCAATTTCTCGCAGCCACCGAAACCAATCCATGTAACCAACCACCGTCTGTGTGATCAGCCTTCGATAGGTGTCCGCCTCGACCTGCTTCCGAGCTTGTGTCAGTATAAGCCGAATCTCTGCGTCGAACTCACACGTCGAGCCTACCCGCATTCGGTCTTTCAGCTCCTCTAGCGTGATCGGTTCGATTGCCGGTTCTGAAGTTGTTTTGAAGGTTCGGATAATGGCTTTTGTGTCGCTTTCGTAAGTGTTGGCAGATTTGTACTGGAACACCATACAGCACTCCCGTTCGCTACCAGCGTAGCCATGATTCCAAAGGAAAAGGTAGAAATGCGACTGCCCTTCGCGTGGCCGTTCCACCCGCGAACCAGTTCAATTGCTTGCATGTTTTCTGGCATCATTTCACGTTCGAATCCCGCCATTGCTGGACGTACATGTGTTCTGGTTTCATGTCATCATTAAACTGGACAACAGTCTCTTCCATGTGTCCGATTGACACCTGCGGAGCGACATAGATGTTTTTCCCGGCCAGTCTCCATTGATGCCAGAAGAAGATGTCATCATCCATTCGCTCGTCGCCCCATTCGCCGTTCTCGTCAGGCTTCGGACAGAACCACGGCTTCGGCACGTCTCGTAAGGCGTCGACGCGAAACAGGGTCAACCCGAAGTGAGCTGTAGTGACTTTAAACGGAGCGTTGCCAACCTCAACCGTCAGCCCGTCGACGAGTTCCCCAGTTGTCAGCAGCGGATAGGGGCAGCCCCGGCGACACTGCAACGCAGCCAGAGCGTCGATATGCGGATTGCTCGCGAGCGTGTCCATGAGCATACTAAGTTGCTCAGACGTGAATAATGAATCCGAATCGATGGACAAGATCCAGTCGATCCCATCGTCAACGGCCTTCGTGAACATGCGTTGCATGCACTGGCCCCAAAACACGCCCTGCGATGTCGTCAATTCAATCTTGAGCTGCCGTAGCGCCAACTCGATCAGCGACCGACAAACCACTGATTCATATCGCGGAAGCGTTAGATATGCCCCAAGCTGGATGGTTGCTGATGTCGGCTTCTTCGGTTCCGCAGAAGCCTCTTTTACGCCCTCAAGATTGAGCGAAATTGGCAACGCCGCCGAGTCGGTATTCGGCGATTGCCACTCCTTGATCTGTCGGATTCCGCATTGGTTCATCAATCCGGAAAGCCTTGCATGGTCGTAAGCTGACTTATGGATGTCGTCAGCGTGCATCTGACCGCCCATCAGGTAAAACAGACGCTTTCCTGAAGTATCATTGAGAACCTTATCAACATCCGGAACGCTGATCCTGATCCGCCCACCAGGTCTCAAAACTCTAGTCCACTCGTCCATCGCCTGAGATGCTTCACCAAAGGTGAAATGTTCGAGGATGTGCGAGGCTCTGATCTCATCGACAGACCCGTCTTCATAGGGTAGCGGATAGGCTTCGCTGCCAAGCTTTCGGTCGATTGGCGTGAATCCCGGAATGACCGTTGGGCCTGCCCCGATATTCAGTTTGATTGGTTCCGCAACGTCGCTCAATTCAATTCTCCGCTATCCACAAACAATGCGTTGCAGAATGTTTCCGCAACAAGTGTGTAACCTTTTGACTCGCCTAAATGCTTGATCGCACTGATTCCCGCCTGACCATCGCCCCCGCGTTCTGGTGGTGGCTCGGCATGTCCTCTGGTACTTACCTCAACGAGCATGATTCTTGGTCGCACGTCTTGCAGGTCTTGCCACATCCAGAAATCCTGCCCATCAATGTCGATGATGCCGAGGTCTGGCGTCGGATCAATATTTGTTTCGCGAAGCACAGAATCGAGATCAACACAAAGCCGATGGATACAAGTTGACTCGGCTCCATAATCCGCTCGCAGTTTGTCAAACAGTTTTTCGTTTTCTTCAATAAGCACTGCGTACCACCCTTGCTCCCGAAGGATCAAGGTATTGCTAAAGAAACTCCCGTCAGCCGCCCCGATTTCGAAGCAGTGACGGTTAGTTTCTCCAATCTTCTTCAGGCATGCTCCGATCAATCCGTCCTCACCAAATTGCGTGTACACGTTAAAGGCTTTGTCTTTAAGCCACGCAACGTGCGGTGTGTATCGAATTGATTGCTGCTGCCCCATTACTTACACGAACCTTGTGACGCCGTTGGTGGATGTCACGCCAGTAGTGCCAGCAGGTCCAACTTTAACACGGGACAGAATCGCTTCTGCCGACGCGGTGAAGTTGTCATTGGTGGCTGTGGCGGAACTGATTGACAGTCGCAGGTAACGCTTTCGGCCTCGAAGGTCTACGCCGTAAACGATTGGCTTTGCCGCAACCGCATCGCCTGTGATGTTGGCCGTCACCGTCGCGAAGTTGCTTGCAGTGGTGTCGTCTGACTCCAACAGTTGAATCGTTGGGCCAACTGCATTTGTGTTGGCTTCGCTGCTTATGTTGACGATGATCGTTGCGTAGTCCGCACCGTTCGTGTCAAGGTTTGCAGTGGCTGTCGCGTTGTTCGTGACTGCCCGTGAGGCAATCAACTGACTGTGGATGATTGCGCGAAAAGGAAGCATATGATCGGGCTCCTTAGAGCATGGATTTCGGAAAGAGCCTGCTGGAACATCTCCAGCAGGCGGTTCATGAACTCAGATCGATTATGATCCGGTGGATAGTGCGACGATTGGACCCGCAACAGTGTCGGACCCGATTGAATGGACATTGATGTCCATTCGCTGTGAGCACTTGACCGCAACCATGTCGTATTCGAACAGGTTGGTGCCGCCGATTGTGGCTTCTTTGGAGAACTCCAGAGTCTGCTTTCGGCGATCACCGAATGAGCAACCAAGAGCGAAGTTCCCGAGAAAGACAGCGATCGTGCTGGTTGCTGTGGCGGTTCCCATGACCTGCGAGAACATCACAGGAATGCCTTGGAACATTGGCATCCGGAACCCGTTCTGCAGTTCCGACCCAGTCACGCCGCCGGCTGCGTTAAGCAGAGGCACCATCACCGTGTAATAGAACTGGCTGCTGCAAAGGAAGCTCATTCCGGCCTGAGCATAGACCGGGACATTCGCAATCAGCGAAGTCAAGTCAGCAATTACAATGGCTGCCCATGTGTTGCTGGTTGTGGAGTCGCGGTATCCCGGAGCTGTGCCAAGGGTCAGCGTTGCAAACATCGTTTTCAGGCCACGCATGTGACCGTAAGTTGAAGTTCCGTCGCCGTCGATGAAGCACTGATCTTCTTTCAGTGCGTTGCTGTAGCTCATTTCCTGAGCAAGCGTGTTCCCGAAGTCGATCACTGAATCTTCATTCAGTTCGCTGGAATACGTTGACAGGCAGGTCATTTTGCGTGCAGTCAGTCGCACAATCTGATGTTGCATGTCACTGGCTGTCAGTGCAGCGTTTTCGCCGGTGAAGTACGAGGTCAGTCCTGACACAAACTTCGGATCCGTGCGAGTATCCGAGTTCATCGGAACCATTTTGCACAGCTTGCGGGCAACTCCGTATTCTTCGCGGAGCTTAATCAAATCCGTGCCGAATTCTTCAGGAACGAAGATGTGCGAGCCACTCGTGTCAGATCCGCCTTCAAGGTGCGCATTCTGGATCATGCCATGATCGGCAGCGAACTGCTTTGCATGTGCAAAGTTGTACGTGCCTGGAAGGTCCATTGTGGCTTTTGCCAGAGCAAACTGGCCAAAGCGGTACGCCTTTTCTTCCTTTGTGAAACCGCCCGCCTGATTCTCGTCTGAGAATGCGGTGACAGATTTCAGTTGCTTGCGAGCGGTCGCCGGGATAGTCCACTTCTCGCGATTGCCGCCAGATGGCATGGAAGACATTCCGCTGCCTCGTGCAACAATGCGGGCCACGTCCGCATTCATCGGTGCGTTGCGCAGAGATTCCAGCTTGGCAATCTTCTCTGCCACTGCTGCTTCAGATTTGACTGCAGATTCGATTTCGTTGCCAATGCGGTCGACTTCGGCCAGATGCTTATCGCATTCGGCGGTCTGCTCCGGAGTCAGGCTTTCGTCGCTGACTGTGGCTAGGATGGCATCGGCCGCGTCGATGGCCGTCTGTCGCTGGGCTTGCAGTGCCTTCAGCTTTTCACTGATTTTCATGTTGGTCCCCTATGATGCCAGGACCAACGCAAAAGGCGTCGACCGTGGCGTTGTGGATAAATCCAGAAACGCTACGACTGACGCCCTGATCTTTCAGTGCTCAATCAATGTTGCCAAGTCCTCCCTCTTGGGATTCTTCGGCTGATGTGTGAACTCTAAGCAGGTGACTCTGTTTTTGTCAAGATATGTTTTTTAGTTCATGCAGCCACGCCTGCAATTCTTTTACTGTTCCGTGCCGAGGATTTCCCTCGGAGTCTTTCATGAACATGGAGTAATCTTGCGGGGTCCTTGATTTGCGTACCGCTTGCGTACTGACAGCAGCCCCTTGTTTTGCGCCGCTGAGTTTGTGTTTTGCAATTCGATAATTCAGCATCGCAGAAATCCGATGGGCATCCTCGTTCTTCGGCTTCTGCTTGGTCTTTCCGATCGGGATAATCTCATCGACAAAACCAGCAGCCTTCGCTTGCTCTGCGGTGTACTTCGTCCCATCGCCCTTATCGCCAAGCAGGGCTTTCGCCATTGCCTTTTCGTCCTGCCCTGTCTTCGCGGAGTAGGTCGCAACTGCGGCTGAGTTGAATTGCTGTAGCCACTCGATGGAATCTTGCAAATCGGCAATGTGACCGAACGCGAACGACAGCCCCTCATGAATGTGGTAGGTCGCATTCGCGTACATCTTTACCTTGTCGCATCCGAGCACCGCGAGACTGGCCGCTGATGCTGCGAGGCTTTCGATAATGCCCACAGTCGGCCCATCGTGTGCGGCCAAAGCGTTGTGAATGGCGAGGCCATCGAATGCGAGCCCGCCAGGGGAGTTCACTCTCATTGTTACCGTCTTGCCTTTGTTCTTCGACAGTAGTTTCGAGATTGAAGCCGAATCGCACTCGCTGTATTCATCACCTACGACACCGTTCAAGAAAATCTCCAATTCTTGTGGAGTTTCGTTGTAAACGATGCGGAAACCCTCGTCTTTTACGCTGTTTTTGACGTTTTCAGGGCAGTTTAAATTGATGATTTTACGCATTATTTCACCGCTTTCATGAGTGAACTGATGAGGGTTTCGGCCCGTGAGTCCCACGATGCGACCACGTCAC